CGCCATCCCGGGTCGTGAGGCAGAAATGTCTCGCAACAACGCCGGTGGTTTTACATTCGTTCTCGATAGCTGGGGCGTTTACGATCGCTTCCTGATGTTGGGTTCCGAATCCGCTGGGTACTACGTCGGTAAAAAGGAAACTACGAAGATTGGCTTTGATAACACAATCGAGTGTATCAAAGAAGATGGTCTGCGTGCCGTGATGCGTGCTGTTGAGTACTCCATCGCAGGTCGTGCTCCGAAGAATGATCCAGCTGTTGTCGCTTTGGCACTCGCCGCTGTCTACGGAAATGAAGCGACTGTTGCTGCTGCTTATGAAGCGCTGCCACGAGTTGCTCGTACAGGTACTTGGTTGTTCCTGTTTGTTTCGATCCTCGATTCGCTGGGTAAGTGGAATGCTGCCGCAAAGCGCGGTGTCGCAAAGTGGTACACCACAAAGTCTGTTGATCGTCTCGCTGTTCAGTTGCTGAAGTACCAGTCCCGCAATGGTTGGGCACACCGCGACGTTCTGCGTCTCGCTCACGTGAAGCCAACTTCTGATGTTCAGTCGAATCTGTTCCGCTACTCTATCAAGGGTGAATTGGAACTGGGATCTATGGTTCCGCCGATCCTGATCGACTTCGAAATGTTGAAGCGTACTGACAACAAGAAGGAAGTTCTCCGTATTGTTCAGGACAACAGCGACATCTCTTGGGAAATGTTGCCAACACAGTGGCTGAAGGACAAGGACATTCTGTCTGCTCTTGTGAAGAACATGGGTCTGACAGCGACAATTCGTAAGTTGGGTATTCTGACAGCGAATGGCGTAATTGCGCCGATGTCGCAGGGTTCGAAGGACGTTATTGCTAAGTTGAGCGATGTCGAGCAATTGACAAAGCAGCGTGTTCACCCGATCACATTGCTTCAAGCGTTCAAGCAGTACGGTGTTGGTCACGGCGAAAAGGGTTCCACTGTGTGGAAGGCAGACCAGCGAGTTCTCGACGCATTGGACACAGCGTTCTACGCAGCGTTCGGTACGATCGAAAAGACCGATGATGACTACTTCATCGGTGTTGACTGCTCTGGTTCGATGAGTGGTGCGAAGGTCAATGGTTCGCCAAACCTGACTGCTATTGAAGTTGCTGGTGTCATGGCGCTCGCCGTTGTGAAGAACCAGAAGAACTTCTGGATCGGCGGTTTCAATTCGCAGATGGGAGAACTGAAGATCAGCCCGTCGATGCGTCTTGATCAGGTTACGAAGACAATGTTGGCATTCCGTTGGGGATCCACAGATTGCTCGCTGCCATTCACTCACGCTCTTCAGCACAACATTGGCGCTGACAAGTTCGTTGTTATCACTGACAACGAAACATACGCCGGTCGCATTCAGCCATCTGAAGCACTGCGTAACTACCGTGCCAAGACAGGTCGTGGTGCGAAGTCTGTTGTGATCGGTACTTCGGTATCGGAATTCACAATCGCTGATCCAAAGGATGCCGGAATGTTGGATCTAGCCGGTTTCGACAGTGCGGGACCTCAACTCATTGCTCAACTTTAAGTTGACGACAATTGCTGAAGTGCCATCGCTTCAGCGCATTACCTGCCCCGCTCTTCCCACAGACGGGGCAGGTAAGTTTTTGCTGAGAGTGGTGTCTACCTTCTGCCAATAACTTGGCAGCAACTTTTTTAGAGTGCGCAGACCCTAATTCACCTGCCCACGGATTAGTTCCTTCGGCAACGCGCTTCAAATTTAGTGCCGTGCTATGTTTCGATCCTGCTTCACCTTGAAAGTGAAAAGTGCCTTTAGCAATTCTTTCCTTCTGGGTCTTGGAATTCTGAACTGATCCTCTTTCACCAGCCCATGGGTGGGTTCCTGCGGCAACGCGCTTCAAATTATTCTCGCGAACGGTTTGAGAATCAAATCCGTCTCCACCACGAGTCATGTTGTATCCTTTATCAGGACCGTCTAAAATACAACAATCGTTCTTGACAATATAGAACCTCTCAAGATCATCTATTTTTGTTTTGTCTGTTGTTACAACAACCTCTTCAATACTGAAATTCTCGATCCCATATTTCTTTATTGCCCTGTGGAATATACATTCTGGCTGTTTCGCATTCGCCGATTTCAAATGCGATCGGATGCGAGTCTTGATCGAAGTTGTTGTCTTCCCAATGTAAACTTTGCCAGACACATTGTTGGTACAGCGATAAATTGTGTATTTCATAAAATCCTCCTAACTTTATTTATCAAACCCTGCCGTGTCAGGGCATAAAGAATAGGGAACAATTCCTTATTCAGCACCTAATGCTATATTACGCGTGTTGAGTTGTGGTATAATCATCCTATGAACAAATATCAACAGCGTTTATCTGATTCGATCTTTCGCAATCTTCGTGTTGGGAATGTATCTGCTTCCATTATGGAGCGCAAAGTTCAGGAGTATCTTGAACGTGCCGCGATCAATCGCGAATGTGCTGCTAGCGTACGCCGCCTTGGGAATACACCTGAACATGTTGAAGGAGAACGGACATGGTTACGGTCTGCTCAGCATCAAGAAGGAAATGCTGAAGCGACTCAGGATGCGATCAATCGTTACAGATCTTCTCTCGTTACAACTTGATGGTGTACAAAACCTAGGTTCGGGATATAATTCACCTATCAACGAAACGAGGTTAACATGACATTCAAAAAGTTCAATGTAGGCGATCAGGTCAAATCATTCGATTTCCCTGGAATGGATGACTGCTTTGTTGAAGGTGTCGTTGTCAAGGTGGACGAGAATTTCCTGAACTACGATGTCTACGTGACTCGCCAAGTCGTTACCGGTAAAGAAGTTCCACACAAGGTTGGTATGGTGGTTCACCCTCCATTCAACGGCCTCTCTGGTTTCTTCGGCCCCACCAACGGCGTAATCGCTCTGTAATCATGTCACACCCAATGTCCACCGCCAACACAAACACCGATCCTTCCTGGCAAGGCGACATCTTCAATCTCACGACCCGATTTGCGCCAAAGGTTAATGATACCGGTTCTGCTGTTTTGTCATTGGAGATTGGCATCAAGTTCTGATTTGTAACGTATCGCAGTTTGTTACAACTTGATGGTGTACAAAACCTAGGTTCGGTGTATAATCAACCTATCGAAACGAACTTGGAGATTTAATATGCGATCTTTCTCATGGGCAATCCTTCCAGCAGCACAAGTCCTGTTTGACAAGACCAAAGTCACTGTCGCAGAGATCGCAAAGGAATGGGGATCCGGCACAGTGGTAGTGTGCGAGAAGGAGAATGGATCGCTCCAATTCGTTGGCAGCTGCGCTGGTGATGTTGGATACACCATTGGGCAATCTCACCGTGCTCACCACGATCAAACAGGCCGCGACATGGGTTACCTCAAGGTTGTCAACGTCGTGTCGTACAAAACAGTGAATGGCAAGGTAGAATACACCTCGCTCGTCGATTTCAAGCAAGACACAAAAGCAGCGTTCGCAGTGTTCAAATAACCGGAGAATTGAAAATGAAAATCCACTACGAAAAAATCGGTACGCATCCAGCACTCGAGTGCTATCGCAACGAGTTGCCAAATCTGATCGCGCAATATGAAGCAGGTCGTGACGGCAGTGGCAAACAACAGTCGTTAGACTGTATGGCACAAGGTGCCATGATTGAAATGTGCGCAGCACATTTCTACGGTATCGACTTCATGGACTTTGATTCCATGGCAGGTGTGATTGATGCCATCAAAGGCGCAGAACAAGAGCTGGTGGTAAAATGACTTCCAAATTCGACATTCTCGTAACGCTGCGCTCCACAACCTCCGATGTGGTGATTACTGGATACTTTTATCCTGAACCGATCGATTTCCCAAAAGAAAAGGTCGAGGCAGATCTGGAAATGATTCAGAAGAACTTCGGCATGGGGCAAGCTGATTATCTCTGTCTCTACACTCGTGATGATGCCCTTATGTTTGGACCTCACCGTCCAAAAGAGCGTATCACCGAAAAAGAGATCATGATCCCGTCTCGTGTTCTCGAAACGTCCGTAATGGTCTCTCAACTCATCGAACTGAAAGAAGCAAAATGAAAAAGCAAACTGGTTTCACCCTCATTGAACTGATGATTGTCATTGCCATCCTTGGCATCATCGCTTCTGTTGCCGCTCCGCTGATTGCCAATAAAGGCAGCATCGGCGGTCGTGCTTCCGACCAATACCTGCCGCCTGCGCATGTAGTCCAACCCACTGGTCCTGCCCCAACGTGTGTCAACGGTTTCCTGATGCGTGGTTCTGAACCGGTTGTAACATCCGCTGGTGTAGCGGTGAAGTGCTGAGATGTCACGCTTGCCTCGAACACCCGCTGAGTTTCGATGTCTCCTAGAGAGACTCGAGACATCAGGCGCCTTCGGCGACTTGCCAGCGCCATTGGTTAAGCAGGCAATCCAGGACGTCGCCAGGGCAATAGAGGCGGCAAAGGCAACTGGTAATCAACCTTCCGCCTGCGAGTCCTTGGTAGGGATCCTGTTCATTCAAGTGATCGAAGCCAATGTGGGTGTCAAACCTACTTCGATCGTGATTCACGAACCAAATCTGTGATATACTGACATCATGACAAATCTCACAAACTTTCAAAAACTCCGCATCTCTGCTCGGTACTGGTTGCTCGGTATGGCAGAACATGATCCAGAATACTACAAGGCACTTGAGGCATTGGAGATGGGTCTCGCACATCACAACGGCAATCGCAATGGCGGTGAACCAGAGTTCATTCATCAACTCGGCATCTTCCACCACATTCGCACCCTTCACAAGCACATCAAGAACCCAGCGCTCGTTTACACGCTGATTTTCCTCCACGACATTCTCGAAGACCCGAATCAGGCAACCAACGCGTTCATCGCGCCAGAAGACATCAACACCCATTTTGGCAATGTTGTTCTTCGCAAGTTGTCGATGATGTCGAAGAAGATTCTCGGACAACCGAATCCAGAGTATTCGCTCGAAGCAATCTTCGGCGATGAGGATTGCTCTGTTGCCAAGGGTGGCGATCGTGTCAACAACGTTTCGACGATGTTCGGTGTCTTCAAACCGAATCGTCTTGAGCGATATGTCATTGAGACAGCAGAAAAATTCATTCCGCTGATCAAGTCAGCTCGTCGTAAGTTCCCACATCAAGAAGCGGTGTACGAAAACATCAAACTCGAATTGGTCAATCAGTTAACGCTGATCAATCATCTGATGGCAGGACCGGCAAAGGACGAAGCGCAATGAACGATTGGGTTCAGATCAAGATTACGAAATCGCTTTCAGGCACGGCATTCCCATACGGCATTCTGACGAAGACCAACAAGGAATTTATCACGATGTCTGTCGGGAAAGTGTTCCCGGCGATTCGTAACGGGATGAACTACTTCAAACTTCCGAACGGGATGTTGGTTCATGTTTACAACACCTTTGAACTTCCACGCGAAAGTTGGATTGACAATGTCGAGGTTGTTGCTGACATGTTTATTCAAGAGTTCGCAGTGGTGGATGCCACAAACGGAAAAGCAATCGACGACCTCATAACAAAGGTGAATGTTGCAAGACTCGAGCAGGCGAAGTCAACAGCGATCATCTTCAAACAACTTCGCGAAATGTCAGCACAACCAGGATACGAAGAATTAGCTGGACTGGTGACAAAGCGACTTGTTGAAGATTGCGAGGCATTTGAAGGAACAACATGACTGTCAAAATGATTCTTGCCGTGGATCGCGGCGGTGCTATTGGGTGGTCTGACGGTCGTCTTCCTTGGAAGATTCCTGCCGACATGAAGCGGTTCAAAGAGTTGACGACGGGACACACCGTGATCATGGGTCACAACACCTTCAAGTCACTGAACATGAAGGATGGATTGCCTAATCGACGCAACATCGTTCTATCCCGCAAACCATACAGCGAACTTCAAGGGATGACTGGCGATAATGTCGAAATCGTTTCATCGTTCGACTGGATCATTGCTCATCAAAAGTGTCTCGGGTGCGAGGACAAGGTTGGTGATGTCTGGATCATAGGTGGCGCTCAGGTTTACGCTGAGGCGCTCAAACGCAAG